ATTTTCCGCAATAGCGACAAAGCTCTTGTCTAATATTATATCTTCCTTGACGCCACGCTTTTCATCATAGAGTCTTACACGAACATGATGCGGCATCCATTGAACAATTTCACCAACACGTAATGTCTTAATGTCGAAACTTCCAGAAACATTAGGATCAAAAGTCGTATCGACTGGAACAATCGCGACAGCACCTTTATCCAGAAGTGTTATCACGGCATCCTGCCGAAGATGCCGAGGAGCTTGATCTAGGTTAGCCTGAAGTTTCAAACAATTATTTAGACCACTATCAACATCGCTTGTATAACGACCTTCATCATCAACGCGGACATGCCGAATAACTATAGCTGCCGCATCAATACTTAATCTCGTAAGAATTGAAGAAACTATGGAACGTTCGTTGGAATATGTAAGTCGAACACGATCTAGACGTCCGCCATAACTTACTCCGCCTGGGTAAGATTTGACTCTATCTTCAAGCTTCTCATCAAGAAATGCATTCCAAGCATGTCTAAAAAAGTCTCTTATCCTTGCCATGTCACCTCCTTCCTGAAAAATTTATAGAAATTACTTAGAGGCATAACACGCAAGTCTTAGTTTAGGCGGACTCAAGTGCAGCAATCCGAGCTTCGAGCTTGGCGATTGCGGTAAGAACATCATCCGTCGCCGCAACAGCATCGGCCGAAACACCAACATATCCAGTCATAATGACCTCATCACCAGTGTGCGTGTGATCCTCAGTAGCAAAACTTATCGGATCGCCACTCGTGTCGAAAAGAGCTAGCTGAGTTGTCTTACGATCTGGGCTAAGAGAAGTCTTAGATGAGACAACAATCGCCTGCTCAATTAACTGACTACTCATTCAAAATCCTCCTTGTATTGGAAAATCCAGACCAAACTTTATTTACTTCTAGCGGCGCTTTCCATTCGGTCAGCTTTTCGCCTATTCTTTCTGATAACCACATGACTGCCAACAGGCCCAAGAAGAAGTGTAAAAACTACCTTTTCGCCAAGAGTATAACGCATAGCTATAGAACGATCTAATGATGTCTTGTCAGCTAATTCAACTTTAGACTCGTTTTTTAATGCTTTTTGATACTGACTACTAGTTTTAGCATTAACAACTTTTTCATGTGCTTTCGAAGAACGATCTATAATACGACCAAGTGCACTTCGAATCTCATTACTACTATAACGGTTCTTCTTCCTCACGCCCCAGCGCATACCTTTGACACCACTATGCGCAATATAAGCTAAAGATGGTTTATTCTGTCCAAGAATATGTGTCACTCAAAAGCCTCCTTTGTGGCCTTGTAAGCAACGTAAGCGTCCATCATGGCCGATACATTATCAATCTTCTCATCGGATCTTTTCTTAAACAATTTTCTATTACCATTAGTATCTTCCATGGTAATTGCATTACCCATAGCAAACATCATTAAGTTTTCATCAAACTCTAACATTCGTTCTTCACTCAAGATCTTTAACTCGCCAAGAGGAACCGATTCTGTTCTCGCTCCTTGGATTACCTTGACGACGCCGTATGGGCCATTTTCAGCTTCCCAACGAGTAACAAACTCTTTGGCATTATAAGGGTCAAATCCTAAAGCTCGAACGTCATACTCGCATTCTTGAATATGAGCATCTAGATCTTCATAAACTTCCATCATGTCTAGAATAGTTCCCTCTAAAACATGAAGACTTCCCTCATTTATGAACTCATCATACTTCTGGCGCATAGCACCAGGTAATTTTAACAAAGTCAACGAGGTTATGTAACTTCGAACTTTTACCCCGAAACCACCACGAGGTAATGGGAACAAAAATGTAAACGCACAGAAGTCGTCACCTTGTGAAAGATCTGCCCCAAGAGAACAAGGCATTCCCCAGAAAGTACGTTTGCGATGCGGGATAGTTTCTTCGTAAGTAAAGAAGTAGGTATAACCTTCCATTGGAATACCAAACCGTTTTGCGAGAATGTCATTCCTTGATGCTGGAGCTTTCTCAGCTCTTTCAACATCAAGTTGATATGTGTCATAAGAAACAGTAATCCCAATGTTTGGTTGCGCCTTAGGCCACATTGCAGGATCAGCTACTTCTTCTAATTCATCAAGTTTGTAATGCCATATGGAAACGTGTGGCGCGGCATACTCGCCTTTTAAGATGGAAGCTAATTCCATTTTGATTGTATCGCCAGAGCCATTACGAATAGTTCCTTCAGAACTGATTGCTACGATGAGCCAGTCATCAAGTTTCGAAGCACCTTGCTCTATTGCCCCAACGACGTCTTCTCTAAGGTCGCCAGAAAGCCATTCGTCAACTGTTGACATCTTAGGCCGCAGACCTTGAAGTTTAGGGACAGTCATCGGTCTCACCTCAAGAAGTGAACCGGTTAGAAAATTCTCTATACCCTTTTTGGTTGCAGCCAACTTTACTCGATTGGCTTTTGAACCAGTGGTGTTCTGAAGAGAACCTTCCGTTAGAAATCGAAACAGAGGTCCACGACTTCTAGTGATCGCCGTTCTGAACGGAGACATCACTTCATCGGCTTGTTTCATAGTAGGTGCCGTCGTAATCTGATGTGTTGTCGTAGTATCGACGTTTAGAAAGTAACTTTGAATTGACGATCCGTACATTGACTTTGCGGCTCCACGAGCCACAATAAGGTATTGTTTAGTTGTTAAACGTTTCTTTATAACTTTCTTAACATAACGCCCGCCACGATTTCCCTTATTAGGCTGATACACATTTCGTCTGACAAAGTAATACCAGCCAAAAATTTGTTCTGCCCACAGTTTGAATGACTCGAGTAAATGTAAATCGTTTCCATCCGTTAATGTCAATTCGTTTTCGCAGTATCTTACATACCCTTCAACCGCTTCGTCGTCATACCATATGTTCGGGTTGGCAATCAAAGCATCTATTCTATTCATCTCCATAGCTACTTCACGACACACAGGAATTTCTCCACGAGTAACTGCGTCACGAAATCGCCCATAATAAACAGGTGTAGCCGTATTGGATAGTGTCATCGCCAACCCCCTTTCAACTAACTATCGTCGTTGTTTAAGCAGTTTTAATCCCAAAGAGGCAGTTTTCTTAACCTCTGGAGAATTCAAAGTCCGGTAAACATCAATTCCAGTCTTTGTCGCTGCTAAAATCTTCTTTATAGCATCGTGACCATCTGAAATTCTAGATGGTTCCTTAGCCTGTAACTGAGAGTATTGCTGCTCTAGATTCATTCGTGTTACTAGATTTTGTAGTTCTCTAGTCGATAGTGCTTTTGTACCATGCTTTTTTAGAAGTTGTCTAGATGCATCAGTTCTTACAGAATCTTCCGAACGAGAGTCAGAGCCGCCACTCTTACGACGCCGTCGGATGCCCCACTTCATACCCTTGATGCCGAAGTGAACAAGTTGATCGACAAAGTCATGGCCGATCGCGCTCATACCAAATACATCATCGTCAACATCATCATAAGGACCATATTTAGGAAGAAGAAATTCAGGACCCTCATACATATCATTCCATAAAGCGACCTTGTCAAACTCAATATAGCCAAATTCCGGATAGTCACGATTGTCCGATTTAGCTGGTTTGTCCGGATAACCTAAAGTAAGGTGTGGAACCCACGTGTCATACGTCATTGCATTTGCATACGACATCGCGATGTTAACCTGCTTTAGAAAATATGAACGTATAGTTTCTATTTTTTTAGTATCGTTGCCTTCGAAAAACAAAACATCAGCATCTTTTGGACCAAGTAGTCCACGTCGATCTACGCTCAAATAAAATCGACGCATAGAAGTCGAAACTACATGCTCCACATAAGATCTTACAACTTCAAAATTTTCTAGAGTATCTCCCAAATATAGTAAAGTAAGATGTGGAATTGATTCGCTTGAAACCTGCCAAACATACTCTTGTTTCGACGGAATAGCCACAATAGCATAAGAAGACATCAAAACACCTCCTTCCTATTACACTGATGCCGCCGCTATCTCATCGACAGCAACAGTCAAACGCCATTCTAGTTCCTCTATTTGCTTGGCGTAAGCGTCCACCAAATATGATGTTGTCGGCGGATCAAACAATCTACGAACACGAAGGTACACATAGGTTTTTACCGCATTTAATCTTACCTCAGTCCCAATGAGAGAATCCCACGTGACTGTGTCGTCCGAGATTTCCAGACCTTCCGATGGTCCAATCCCTAGTTGATTTAATGTACCAAAAACGCCATTGATGTGCATGATGACTTCGAGATCAAAATCAGTGACATCGGGATCAATGTTAAGAGTCTTCTTTACGTCCGAAAGAATACCAGTCACGGAGCCTCCCTCCTAAAATTTAGATTCGACTATTCACAATAGCCATGATAGCGTTGTAATCGTAACCAGCCGCTGTTAGACGACGTCGACGATCGTTACCATTGCCCCAATTTCCACGAATGACTTCGGTAGCGATGTCGTAGTTCGACTTGCGAGAAGAAATTCCAACTAGCTTGTTGACCTCTGCTTGAACTGCATTATAGTCATACCCAGCTGCCGTAAGGCGATTGATCCGATCCTGCC